GCTCTTTGATTTCCACTTCACCATAGGTTGGGTTTGTTAATGGCTTTGGTGCGCCTTCACCCACCCATTGCGCTTGACCGCCGGTTAACTGGCTAGGGATTTTGGAGTTAAAAGGCACATTACGGAAACCTGTAAGTTGGTCAAATACGGTTGCAGCACGAAGCATGTCAACAAACTCACCAACTAAGCGGTTTTCAGTGACCAGTGATGCTGCAAAGCCCGCATCAGTAGTGGTACCCAAAGTTGCTTTTGTCACAAGGTCCTGAACTTCATCACCAAAGCCAAGCTGTTTTGCCATGTCTACCGGGGTGATGTAGTGGCCTTTTTTGGCTTCAAGTGCGGCTGCCAGTTTTGCTCGAGCATATTGAGCAAAACCGATACCTTTAGCGAGCGGCACGATTTCAATCTTTGGTGCTGGCTCCGCAGGGTTTGGGTTACCTTCAGCTGATTTTTTTGCTTCTTCAGCTGTTTGACCAGCAGCAGGAGTCGCAGTCTTTGCAGCAGCTTCTGCCTGTTTGATCATGTCTTTAACGCGGTCAATGTTTTTCTGAATAGTCGCGATTTCAGCATCAATTGCATCAATCTGCTTTTCTTCATCTTCGTTTGGCGTTTGACCACCATCAAGTGCTTTGGTTACGATGCCTTGCTTTTCAGCATTCTTTGCAGCAAGAGCATCAAGCAGCTGTTTTAGATATTTATTCATAATTTCACTCCACCCTTTGTTGGGCAATTCAATTTGACTATTACGTGTTTTTGTTCTGCCGAATCGCCAGCAGGGGTTTTTTCTACTTTCGGTTTGTGCAGATCGTCACCTAGCGCGGAATCTTCTTGCTGCTCGAAAGATTTAGAGATCGATTTAATTTCAGTGATAGAGGCTTCTGCATTTGCTGGAACAGTTACAGCTGATAGCTCATACCATTCCCATTCTTTAAAATGCAGACCCCACGAACGCGGAATATCTTCAACTGTAAGGCCACGAAAGCCGATAGATAGGCCTTTAACCAGTCCCGACTTAATGGACTGCCAAGCCTCATCAATACGGTCTTTTAATTTGCCTTCTTCTTCGATCTTGGCGATTTGAACTGTCACTTCAATGCCTTTATCGGTCACAACTGCCTCGGTAACTTCACCAATAGGCTGTGAGTGCATGTGCTGCCAAAGAAATGGAATAGGAAGCGCAAACTTGGCACCTTGCGGATCAACAATGTCATCTGCTCGGTCGGGGCTTGGTGTTGAAGCAATTCCCTTAATAATTCGCTGCTCAGCATCAAACGATTTGACCTGTAGCAGGCTGTAAGCTTTTTTCATTGGACACCCCAATAGAAAAAGCCCGCTTAATGCGAGCTTTGGTTAATACGGTTTAGTTAAATAAAGTAGACGTTGTAATCTTTCTGTGACGGCTCAGGATTCATGCTCATGAGTGCAATAGCATTGAATGAAGCAATCAGCGGGTCAATTTTCCCAACACCTGATTCCTGTTTAGTAATCCGCATACTATTACCAATCATTATGATACGCGCATTCCCTACACACCATGTCATAAGGCCTTGTCCTGCATGGTACAGATTGCCTTCGGCCAGTTTGCGCTCTGCTGTAAGAATGTAGCCCATAAGATGATGGCCCTGCGGTACCGCGATAAGGTTATCTTCTGGTATTCCAGCAGCAAGCAGCCCATCAACAAGACCACCCATCCCCATCTTATCCAAGCCAATTTTATCCAGCTTTCCAGAGTCAAAGACTTTCTTAGCTATCACCCCCAGCTGATGAAGGTCGTCTCCAATACGCTCAACAATGGTCAGGCTTTTTTCCTTCTCATAGTCAGCGTACTTGGGTGCATTTTCTTTACGCCTTTCGACTGCAATTTTATTGGCCCATGCATGATTCCAAAGCCACCATTTACGGCTTTTCGCATGCCGGCCCAGAACTGCAAACCCAAGCAAGTCATCCAGACCACCACCATCAATGCCCATCGTGATTACATCTGACTTTTCAATAATGTCGTCGAGTGTGAAAACGTGTTTTTGTTTCAGCCAGTATTCAGCACCAGCCCAGCGGTTAGCGCGTAGGTTCATGCCGATTTCGACGTTTAAGTGTTTAGCCAGAAAGTCTCTTAGTGATTCTTCGCCTGCATCCCTAACCTTCTCAAATTCATTGATCAGATAATCCACATCAACCGATGCGCCTAGATTCGGGTTAGTGATGTAGAAGTTTTCAGGTTTTAAGTGCTCGCCTGCTTCAAGCATCCACTTGGGAAACTCATAAATCAGCGGCAAGAATTGCGGATTAACTTTGATGCCGTCTCGTATATCACGAGCATAGTCCAGAAGCTGCTTAAACACGCCACATGGGACTTCATCTGACATCGTAGACAGATAGATCACACAGCCTTCCGGACGCGATGCTAGGCCGCCTTTTGCCTCACGAAACATTGATTCAGCGTTGGCACGTTTACCAAAGAGCCAGACCTCATCAATCAGAATAATTGAAGCCTTTTTACCAGCAGCAGCGTTACTTTCAGCAGCAATAACTTTCAGTGTTGCGCCAGTACCTAAATGAGTCACTGTCTTTGTGTGCTCAGAGATATTAATCATCTCTGACAGTTCTTCATCGGCTCGAATAAAGTCTCGGATCGGATTAAACGAGTTGTCCGCGACTTCTTTTGTTGGCGCGATAATAATGAGTTCTGCTGATTTCCGGTCATTCAGAATCAATGCGGTCATCATGATTCCGGCTGCAATCGTAGACTTGGTGTTTTTCTTTGAAATCAGTAAGAAGAATTCACGAATCAGTCTGCGTTTAGTCTCGGGATTGTATGACCCAAATATTGCTGCAACGAATTCAAGTACCCAAGGCAATGTGACTTCACCCATTTTCGGGCTATCCATCACATCAACCAGGATTAACTCATTAAATATTCTTAGCGCAATGTCTGCCACATCAGGAAATAGCGGCTTACACGGCATGAGAGATTGTTTAGCGACAATGCGTTCCTCCCAATCTGGGCACGCTGTTGTCCAGTCTGGGAGCATTGCTGACATAAATTTAACTCATTAAACCTATATGAGAGCCCATCGATTTGATGGGCCATAAGACGACATTTACCTTGCAGTTATTTGACGATTTCTACAGTTGCACCATATCGATTGGTGACATACAGCTGATCACCTTTATATAAAAATAACTTGGCAAAACCAAAACCATCACTACCTTTCTCTGGAATAGCGGGAGCGATCTGGCAAGTTTCGTTTAAACAAAGAATGCCAATGCATTGCTCTTTTGCAATACCATTCACACCCTCGCGTTCAACAACATTGGTGTATTCATTCATCAACTTATTGTCTTGTGAATCGGGTGTGCAGTAGCACTCAATAAGATCAGGTGACTCACTATTATGTGCTTTAGCCATAGCCCAATCTTCATCCCATGATTCCGATCCTTGTCGAGCAATCACAATGTCTTTTAATTCAGTTACCGAAGTAACGCCATTTTGGATAAGTTTTACTGTAAACATTTCTGTTTCTCCTGTTTCTACTTGCAATAAAAAAGCCCGCGCAATGCAGGCTTCTGGTTAATAAATTTTTAACTCGGCTTCATCTGCGAACCCAGCGTTCCGAACTTTCCACCACCTTGAGTGGCATTTTTAGCATTCTCTTCTTTAGCCTGCTTTTTACCAGTCTCACCAAGGCGCTGATGTTTATATGGGAGTGCGGCTCGAGCTGCTGCAATCCGGTCTTTTACTTCGAGTCCGTTTGAATTCCAGACAGTCTGTAAAAACTCCAAAGGGTCAGAAGTTTCAGGAATATTAATTTCACCATCACCAATCTCGCCAGCAAGTGCCTGCATAACATCTGGATCGTTCATTAACCGTGAACCTTGCACTTGAGCTGTGTGTTCTGAATAACCCGCTCTAATCGCGGCTTCTGTTTGGTTTAAACCCTCGTTGATTGCTTCCACGAAGGCAAGTTTTCGATCTGTAAGTGCCATAACATGAAACCTCACCATAACAAGGCGTTAAAACCGGAAATTTTTTTATAAATGGGATGGGCGGTGGTGTCCGCTACCAACTGATTTTGAAGGATTTTACTCCCCCCTGCCTACCGGGGTTTCCTGCGTCATCTTTTATGCGTTTTATAGGGATCATTTTATGTGTAATAGAACTGATTCTAGTCTGCATCTTCCAGCCAAAACACCACCAGAACTTAAATTCCCATGCCTCATGCCAGTCGCCTCCAACCCAAGTGTACCAAGCACCATTAGAACGCTTGAATAAGACAGCCAGCTCACCCCAAACCACCTTGTGAGTAGCATCATCTGGAAGATTAGTAATTCCATTCATACCCGACTCTCCTTACTCGTCTTCTTCTTATGACACGGCACACATAACGACTGCAGGTTAGCTTCATCATCCGTACCACCTTGAGCCACATTAACGATATGGTCCAACTCAAGCTCATGCGTTACACGACCACATGAACAGCATGTCCAACCATCACGTAAATGAATCTTCTGCTTGAGTCTGCGCCAAGGTCTGCCACCACGACCACTACCCCAATTAACCTTGGTTGGTCTCGGTTCCTTCGATGTCTGTAGTCTCGGCTTGAGCTGCTGTAGTTTCATATCTACCCATCCAAATAACCTGATGACTTCGGCTCTTCTTCATCTTCAAGCCGCATTAACAACTCATTGATCTGAGCACCCTGTTCATAATTGATCTGAATGAGCTGATTGTTTTGCTTTGTTAGTTTGTTTTGATTCATTAGCAACTGATTGTTCTGCTCCAGAATCTTTAGCAGCAAGTCGTTGCAGCAATACTTTGGTTCGTCTTTTGGCTTCATCTACTTGCTTCCTGATCCATTCGCGTCGAGCCTCACAGCCTTTGCATGACATATTGATCACCCAAAAATAAACCCTCCGAAGAGGGCTTAATTCAAACAAAAAAGAGCGCCGAAGCGCCCCATTCTTTTAAATAGTTTTAAGCTTTAAGTGAGAGAAGGGTTTTAAGAGTCAAATTGATCAACTGCACCAATTCATGATCTGCCAAATTTTCAAGCTCCCTACCCTTGTAGAATGAGTTGAAAACACGATCAATAGCATCTGGATGCTCAAGTAAATCACCTAACAAAACTAAATCTTCATAAGTATCTATCAGAGTTTCACGATGACTTTTTTGTTGCATTGATATTCTCCTAATCCTAATGATTAGGATAATAATACATCACTTATCCTGCATAGTGCTTAAAGTCAAAAAAAGCCCACCATTTGGTGAGCTTATTAAAACTTCTTCTTATCTTCAGCAGTTAAGGGCTGATAAGTCATATAGGCTTCGACCTGATTTAATCGAATTACATCACCCAGATCAGGCCGATCCACAGTCAAAGTAAAGTATTTATCTTCACTATCGCATATATCCCAAATCGCAGGGAGATAATCAATTGATTCGTCATCTACCTTGATTGCTAGAGTACATAATTGATTGGGTTTGGTTGGTGCATGTTGGTTTGAGAGCCAGGCCATTTTATCACTCCGTAGAAACGAAAAAAGCCCACTAAAATAGTGAGCTTCTTGAGATTGGTCTCGGTTGAACCGTAATACGACCAGTATATAAAAACTATACTCTTGTTTCCGCAATAATGGAATACCTATGATCCCATATCCTTGTAAGTATTCTTTTTATACGCTTCAACTGCTTTGCTGGCCTCATCAATTGCTGATTCAATTGCCATAGTCATTAGGTTTTCGTATGGCTTCCAAGTCTTGCGATAGCACTCTGTACTCATCTGATAGCTTTTAAGCCCTGCATAAGCCAAGCGGCCTTTAGCTGTGTAATTATCTTCTTGCTCTGGATCCAATGCGAAATCTAAAACCATGCGAGCAACAAGCCATGCCAAATGATAAATAGCAACATGTTCCGGCTCGCGCTTCTTATCTACTGTGGCATTGTGAACCATGATCTTCGCCAGATGATTGCGAACATACTCATAATCACTTTCTGACTTGCCTTCAAATATGATTAGTGCTGTAACCGATTTTGCTAATTGAGTTTCCATTGAAGCAATAGCACCCAAGCGGTCTTGATAGTTCAATGGTTTTTCTCCTGTTCCGCGGACCACTGGCTCAATACTTGGTGAACTCGCAGTTAAACCATGAGTCAACCATTCAAAATTCTTAAACTTCTCAACTGCTACTGCATTCATCCCGTTCCCCTTATCTATCCAACTGCACTTCACGCATTTCTATTGTGTAGAGATCACCGCCATACATAGTGATGTCAAACTTCTTGCCTGTTCTCTTTTCAAATTCCTTATTAAGACCCTCGCACAGCCTGATTACCTCCATACACTCCTCATCTGTTTGAGTCAGCACGTACTCTGGTACTTTTGCGACAATCTCTCTCGCCACATTAAGAACCTCTACGGCTCGATCTTTGTTCAGGCAACGGAAGAACGCATGAAATCCTTCTTCATACTTTTCAAAGGTGCCCACTTCGTAAATTACTGCGCTCTCCACTGCTTTCCCCTTAAATCTCTTTTACTTCGATTCCATGCACCACAAGCATCAGGTGGCGCTTCATCTTGTAAACCGCGTTCTCTCTGGTAATTTCTGACTTCACATCCTCCACGATGTAGTCAGTACCGATCCAATATGAAAAATCCGCTTCATAACGCAGAGCTGGAGTAGCGCGCTCTGCATCTGAATATTTAATCTTTGGTGCCAACTCAAAGACGATATGATGTTGCAGGTCACGAATCTCTCCTGCTTCTTCGCGCATCTTGAGCTTTAAAAAATGACGGTACTCTTTAAGCGAATCAAAAGTACCAAACTGATTAGTAACGCGCTTATTGCCGTATTTAGGCTTCTTCTTGCGCTTCCCCGACTTGGTTTTCACACCAAATCGAGGGCCTAGTCCGGCTTTGCGTGCCTGTGTTGCAGTAATGCGGAGGTTAGTCATTGGCACCTCGCAGGATCTCTTGAATCTCATACGCCATACTTGGACGCATTGTTGTGTAATCATCATCAATAAGCTTTTGTAGTAAATGCTTGAGGCTCTGTGTGTGGGATTCATTACGCTTAATTAATTCGTACTGGTTGCTATTCCATTGATTTAACTCACTAACCCTTTTCTCCCCATCACCCACCTTCCCCAACAGCACCGCATTCTCGCGACGACAGCATTCGAGCTGAGCCTTCAACTCATCAATTTCACTCTGACGAGCATTCCAGCCTTTGGTGTGCCATTCCTGAGTAAGGGCAATAAATTTCTCATCCATGATCAATCCTCCTTTCTCTTCTTCAGCACCACCAAACCACCCGATCAGAGCCTTAACTTTCTCCAAAGTGATGAGACCGTCATAGTCGCGGTTATGTATGCAAACTAAATCCGTGTAGTAGTTACCAACTTCTGATTTCTCGCAAAGGAAAAGAGCTTCGTTGCCTTGACCAATACACACAGCCGATAGGTAACGCCTTCTACCTAAGTTATAGCTCACTGAATTTCCAACAGTGTGATAAGAAAACTCCTTAAAACCGAGTGCTATGAAATCTTTATTCGACAATCTCTCCATCACCCTTCCTCCCTACACTGTCCGCACTTAAGGCAATGCCCATCTACACCAGCTACCAAAACATCACTCCAAATATGGCTGCACTTAAGGCGGTCAGCTTCGAGAATGGCATCTGGTACGCCTCGGCATGCCTCATTCGCTCTCCGGTGAAAATCCTTTGCAATGACCCAAGCTTCGTTAATCTTCTCTGGGTCAACAGATGAAACCCCTACTCGCGACACTTCACGAGCAATGAGTTCGAATGCCATATCCTCAATTGACTTCATGGCATGCCTCCACGTCTGCGATGGCTTGGGCTAACTGAGTCATATTGCGGCCATTCGCCTCTTGGTTAATTACAGCGTCCATTGCTTTTTCTAGTCCACCCATGTGATTAACAAGCTCATGACTCTCAACAAGGCGTTTTAGGTCCGAAAGATTTACAACAAAATTCACTCCATAGCTGTCAATAAGATCATCTTCACTGTGGCAATCGCTAGGGTGCCACTCTCCGTCATAAAACCAAGTTGCGCACTCAATAGCGTAGTAATGTGCTATCTTTCTAAAGCAGTAGTGCGTTGCTAAAACATCAGGTGCCTCATCGACAACCACTCTCGCCTTCTCAATGCCATGTTTCTTAACAAACTCAGTCGCTTTCATAATTCCCTCTTGGCTCACGTTGTCATGCTTAGTCATGCTGTGGCTCCCAATCTTTCAACCCATTTATCCAGTTCAACCTGAGCAAACTGCTTTACTTCACGGTCCTTGCTGTGACACATGTGTGCCGCCCTGATAATGATTTGCTCGACCTTCTTTTGTACGGCCTGTTCATCAAGTTCAATGATCGAAATGCCGTAGCTAATCGCATTCCACTGACTTTGTGAGATTCCCTTCTCCATCACTGAAATCTTGCTGATAAACTGCCTAGACACATTCAGAGTTTTAGCTAGTGCAGTAGCGCGCCCAATGCCCATTTCCAGCCATGCTCGAACCTGCTTATTTCTATTCATCCCTGTACTCCAAATAGTTGTTTGGCTTTTTCAGTCGGTAAGAATCCTTGCGGGCACTTGCCATCACCTTCAATAAATCCAAGCTTCTCAAGTGATGACAAATACCGCTGAACCGTTCTACCTGTTGCGCCTGAAACCACATCATCCAAGACATCCTGCACATAGGTTTTCTTTGTCCGGAACGTAATAAACAACACGATTTCAAGCGTCATTTCGAACATGTAGCTGTGTGACTGAGTAGTGTTCATGCCGCACCCTCCTGCATACACGCTTCGATTTCTGCTTTAAGATCTTTAAGCCACACGTAGTCCAGATAAACCTTATCTAAATCCATGTATGGTAGAAATTGACGCTCTTTCTCGTGGTATAGGTACACATGGCCATCAAGCACAGAAAAATATTTTTGCAATTGAGGAAAATACCCATCAGGGCATGCAACAGTTGAGAGAACTAAAGCAGCAATCATTTCGGCTGGACCCTGTCCACCGCATTTTTCAATTAGATTCACACCCCACCTCCCATACTCGCGTCATCCTGCATACTCCACAGCGCCCGAATCCGCTGCTCGCTGTACTGATCAATCTTGCTCATATCCAGATTCTTGTACTCGTACTGCCTTGGCTTCGGAGTACGTTTTGAACTGGCTCTACGCTTAGCCTTGCTGCATGTGAAGCAGAGGCATGTTGATTTGTGGGTCATACGGCACCTCCGATACGAGCATCAGCCCAGTTACACTGAACTACCGTCAATCCGCCATGCTGAAACCGGGACCACAAACGATCACCCAAGTTTTCTTCAAGCTGCTTGATGGTCCAGTTAGAAATCAGCATCGTCGGCTTTGCTTCGTCATACCGGGCATAGAGAACTTTATGGACCAGCTTTAAGCGGTTTTCGTGCTGATCATTCAGGCCGTATTCATCCAGAATCAGCAAGTCATATTCGGCAAAGCGGAATACTGCATTGCTTTCGTTGTCGTCTGTTTTCTTCCATGCATTCGCAATCTCGTTTGCCATATCCTCAGAAGTCACATAACGGGCATATTTCTGTTTATCCAGAACATTACGAGCCACAGCACACGCAAGATGGGTTTTGCCTGTACCAGTACGTCCCACCATGATCAGATTACGCTGTACGCCTTTGTTGAAGTCTTTAGCGAAAGTGGCGCACTGATGCTTTGCGGTTTTCTGGCCGTCGTTGCCAACCTGGTAATTCAGAAAACCACTTTCAGCATGACGCTTAGGCAGCATGGCTCCGGCGAAGTGTTTTTCACGAACCATCTGGTTTACAGAGTGAGCATGTTCATCTTGAGCTTTAGTGACAGCTTCAACTGCACATGATTTGCAAACGGACCGGCCAAACATCGTGACCATTGCTTCGCTGTGCTTTGAGCAGAATTCAGAAGAAAGCTGAATCGTTTGTTGAAACTGAGTGTGCATAGCGTTCATAGCATGCCCTCCGTGTCTACATCGTCTGTTGCTGGTGCGTATTGCTTTTCATCACCCCAAGCATCATTGACATTTCTTGAGTCTGGTTTCTCAGAACGAGAGTAGCCAGTTGCCTGTTTGTTTTTGCGTTCAGCTTTTTCAAGATCTTTTTCAAATTCCTGAACAATCCATTGTGCGAACTTGTAATTTCTCTGGTTGTCAGTGAGCTGGAAATTGTTCTCATGGTGAGTGTTGAAGTTTCCAAGATGGAATTGGAAATCTTGCATACTGAGAATTTCAGAAATACGGTGAGAATATTTTGTGCTTCTCAGAATTGAGCTCAGGTTTTCAAAATTTGGATTCCACACTTGAGCACCTGAATTTTCTTCCTGCGCGTTTGTGTGTGTATTCTCTTGTTCCTGCTCCTGTTCCTGCTCTTGGCTTGCAAGGGGCTTGGAAGGGGCTTCGTTTTCTACTGGTTTTTTAGTGATATTTTCACGCTTTTCAGTCATGCAAAATGCTTGGCTGTATTTGTTGTAAAAGCTTTCCAAATAAGGGTTTGAAGGCAATGAGTTGTACTCGTTTTGAACCCCAATACTACGCTTATCTGTATTCTTTAATTTGTCGGCAATCTGGAAGCGAGCCATCTCATGCACCCACACCATTTCAGAAGCATCGTCATAACTACAAAAACCAGCTTTACAAGCCCATTTAAGCCCCTTCGATGCCCCTTCTATGCCTAGTCCAGTTTCGTGAGCAACATACAAAAGAGGCATGTAATAAAGGCCTAGCATGTTGGCATGAGGACAGGTCATTAGGTACAGGGACACCACGACAGATTCCGGGCACTGCCTTAACTGTTTGCCAGTTGAGCCAGTCCAAAAGTGTGGGGAAACTTTCCCATATTCACGCATAGCTTCTAAGCTCCTTCAAAGGGGCTTGTAAGGGGTAAATCATTAAATAAATGATTCCGTTTAGGGCTTATGCATTTGATACTGCATAAGTTGTGTGCTAAATTTGATTTGTTCATTTAGATTTCCTAATGTTGGTGAACACTAAAAGCCTGATCTGAACCATCAGGCTTTTTCTTTGTCTGAATCCCCGTGAATCCCTTCCGATCCCTCAGCGATATACACCTCTGTACTTAAATCCCTTAGTAAAGCGGATACTCCCAAGCGCTCCATATTTCGAGCTTCTATACTGAGAACATGCCACTCACCAGCGATCTCTTTTTCGAGTAGCCAGGCGAGATACTGGGCCAAGTCCTTTCCTTTAATGTTGGATAGAACACGTGCCCGTTCATGATTTTCAGGAGATAAACGAACATGCGTAGATTTCTTTTCCAGACTCATATTTTTTTCCTTATGCAGCAGTTGATTTACTGCGCTGAATATTTGGATTTAAGAATAAGTGCGGATATTCAAGCTTTACTCTTGAAGGTATTCCGCGAACCATCCAGTTCTGAACTCTCTGCCGACTGTTGTAGCCAAGAAGTTCTGCAACCTTTGCAGGTCCGCCTAAATTCAGGATGGTTTCTTTATCGGCTTTAACTGACAGAGCCATAAAAACACCTCAACACCACGTTAACTAAATAGTAAACACTGCGTTAACTATTGTCAATCAACTTGTTTAACACAAAGTGTTTACTTTTTTAGATAATGAAATTGCAACTAAACAGAGCGAAAATAAAAATGCATCCTTCCCTAGAGCGCCTATTGAAAGTTAGTGGCCTTAATCAAGAAGAACTTGCTAAAAGAATTGACGAGTCTCCACAAACAGTGAGCAACTGGAAAAGACGTGGAGTGTCAAAATCGGGAGCTATTAAAGCTTCTGCTGAGTTTGGCGTCTCTGTTAGTTGGATTCTTGACGGGGATGAGTCTGGTGAGAATGTTGAAGTATCAAAAGTACAAGGATGGGACTCAAACACTCCATTAGATGATGATGAAGTGGAGATCCCTTTTTATAAGGATTTTTTAGTGTCGTGTGGGTCAGGAAGTACACCAGAAATTATTGGTGAAGCAACAAGGAAATTGCGTTTAAGCAAAGCTACTCTTAATAAATACGGGGTTTACGAAGGAAATGCCTATGCGCTTACAGCATTCGGTAACTCTATGTCCCCTATTATTAATAATGGTGCAACTGTTTATGTAGATACAGGTAGGACACAAATAGTTGACGGCAAGATTTATGCAATCAATCATGGTGGTCTGTTTAAATTTAAATTTCTATACCGAATGCCAAAAGGTGGCGTTCGCATCGTTAGCGCCAACGCTGAAGAGTATCCAGAAGAAATATTAACAGCAGAAGATATTATGGATCAGGAATTTTGTGTCGTGGCTTACGCCTTTAACGTTCAAAACTCGCTGCCATAATCTAGTTAAAACAACAGATACCGCCCCAGTGGCGGTTTTTTATTGCCTCAACAAAAATAAACAAAATAGGTAAACATATAAATCAACAAAAAGTTCACATAATGACTTGACTATAGTACACACCATGTTTACTATTAATTCACAGACAACAAAAAGCCCCAACGTTGTTCCAGCAACTTGAGGCCCGACCCACCCACAGTGAGTGAATTAATTATGAATGCAAAACTTACTTTATTCAATAGCCTCCTAATTGCCTCAGTGGTATCAGGCTGCAACTACGCCGATGCAAGTGGGCCTGCACAAGAAGTTGAAGTCTCTATCAATCAGGCTAAACCATTCGTTGCCCTTCAAGAGCTATCAGTTCAAGGCAAGCTTTACCCACATGAACACGAAGGCACGGAAACTATCGGCAAAGCAATCGTATGGCTAGAAGGTCAGGAGGATTGCTCACTACAAGTTGAGGTTCTGCAAGTCAATGAAGATGGTCAGCAATGGATTGAACTTGGGGAAATTCGATTTATCACACCAGATGACCGCGATTTAGGTGCACCTGATTTTGAAGAAGGTATGACCAGCAAAATCGTTGCAGAGCTCACTGCTGAGTTTGAAGAACAGCTTGTTGTGATGAAGGAGGCGGTATGAGTGCTAAGCCAAATTTTCACGCCTACAGTGGCGATAAAGAGAAGCTTCAAAAGTTTCTTGAGCGTCAGCGTTTCAATACGTTCTCAATGTTCAGCATTGACAAGAATGGCAATCATGTATTCAAGCTGTACTGGGATTCTAAGCCGGATAGCGATTGGAGTAAGCCGGAAATTAAGGCAATTATTTGCTTGGTTGGCACTGGAAAAATGAATGACGAGGATATTGGCAGGGTAGCTACTGAGGTTAGAGAAATTTTGAAGGAGCGCCGGGTATGAAAATCAAAACCGCATTCGCTGAGCAGTTCAGCACTCACGACTACGACCCTGATTTTGTAGCCCACTATTTTGGCCGTATCGAAATTCACTTAGACACGCAGTACATGCTGCTTGATGACTTGCACACCCAGCGCGTCACGCTATCCATTTTAGTGCTGCAGGACGGTACGGTGGATACAGACCAGGTATGCACAGTTAAGACTTACCGTGGTCTGCCAGATGACTGTGTGTTTAACGATGAGTTTATCGCAATTGATGAATTGACGACCCAGCAGTTTGATTACTTCACGAATTTGGAAGAAGTGAAGCGGGAGATTGGATTGTTTGGGATGGAATTGGCACAGGTTGCTTAGGAGAAGAATATGAATGCACCGGTAAACGAATTACAAATATTAGAACAGAACGTGATAGTTACTGCCTTCTCTAAAGCTGGCGGAACTAATGAATTATTCGAGCGCATTGCCCAAGAAGTGCGCTCTCATGTGCCAGATGTCACAACAAAAAAAGGACGTGATGCTATCGGTTCACTGGCTATGAAGATTAGTAAATCGAAAACACTAATTGAAAAGTGCGGTAAAGAATTGGTAGCTGAACAAAAGGCGCAAATTAAGGTCATTGACGATGATCGTATTTCGGTTGTAAAGAAATTTGATGAGCTACGCAACGAAATTTTGGCGCCGCGTGATGCATGGGAGCAGGCCGAAAAAGATCGTGTGGCGAAGCATAGTCAGTTTTTGTCAAACATTCGAGTGCTGCATGGCCTTTGCCTTGACTCACCTTCGCCTGATATTAAAAAGGCTATTAAATCCCTAGAGGATCTTGTGATTGATTCATCGCTAGAAGAGTTTGAACAAGAAGCTAGGATTGCGAAATTTGAAGAGATTGACAAGCTCCGTACTGCCCTTGCCAACCGTGAAAAATACGAAGCCGAACAAGCTGAACTAGAGCGCTTACGCAAAGCTGAGCAAGAGCGTCTTCAACGTGAGCATGAAGAACGCATTGCCCGTGATGCTGCTGAAAAAGCGACCCGTGAAGCCGAAGAAAAAGCACGTTTTGAAGCTGAACGTGTGCAGCGTGAAAAGGCTGAGGCAGAACAGCGCGAAGCTCGATTAAAGGCTGAAAAAGAAGCTGCTGAATTACGCGCTGTGCAAGCTGCTGAAAATGAACGTAAGCGCATTGAGGCTGAGCAGGTAGCTAAAGCTGAGGCAGAGCGTCAAGCAGAAATAGCACGTCAAGCAAATCAAGCGCATAAGAAAAAAATCTGCAATGAAGCTCTAAAAGGTTTGATGGCCCTAGGTGTTGATGAGGCAAAAGGCAAAGAAATCTTGCAAGCCATCAATAAAGGCTTGGTTGCACACGTATCAATTAAATTTTAAGGAATAAAAAATGAATGCTATTACTCAAGTAGAAAATCAATTAGGTCTTTCGCTCAAGGATTATGATGTTGATCAGGCAATGTGGTCTGCCCTCACATCATCAATTTTCCCAGGCGCAAAACCTGAATCAATTGTAATGGCAGTTGAGTACTGTAAGGCTCGTAATTTGGACATTATGAAAAAGCCTTGCCATATCGTACCAATGAGCGTTAAAGATGCGAAAACAGGGAATAGCGACTGGCGTGATGTGATTATGCCATCAATTGCAGAGCACCGAATCACAGCTTCACGCTCACATAGCTATGCCGGTATTGATGCACCTGTGTTTGGTCCAATGGTAAACATTAGTTTTGGTGGCGTTTCTCACACTGTTCCCGAGTTCTGCACTGTGACTGTTTATCGCATAATCCACGGTGAAAAGGTTGCATTTGCTCATACTGAGTATTTCGAAGAAGCGTGTGCCACAGTTAAGGGTGGCGGCTTGAATTCAATGTGGACAAAACGCAAGCGTGGCCAATTAGCTAAATGTGCTGAAGCGGGTGCACTTCGCAAAGCCTTTCCTGAAGAAATTGGCGATGGGTACACTAAAGAGGAAATGGAAGGCAAAGAGATAATCGTTGGGAATGAGACAGAAACCCAAAAAAATCAATCTGAGATACCGGAAGGCTACCAAGCATTTGAAGATGAGCATCTGCCACACTTTAAAAATGAAGCGCAGTACGGTACTAAGCGCCTGCAGGCCGCCTACTCTGCTCTACCAAGCAGCAATTTGAAAAATACATTCTGGTCGAATCATGCTGCAAGTCTAAAAGAAATCGCACAATTTGCTGATCAGGCTTTGGCTCGCGAAGGAGAAACCTATGAACATTCTCCAGCGTAGTGATGACTGGCATTCTGAGCGATGCGGCAAAGTAACTGCTAGTCGCATCAAGGATATAGCTGCCAAGCCAGCCAAGGGTAAAGTGCTTAATTCATTAGGCTTAATCATTCTTTCCGAGCGCCTCACTGGCGTTCAGGAAGAAACTAAAACTACTCAGTTGATGCAATGGGGTATCGATCACGAGCCACATGCAATCACAGCCTATGAAAATGAAACAGGTGAATTTGTAGAAGGTGCTGGTCTGATTGACCACCCTTCTATCCCGTTGTCTGGCGCATCACCAGATGGCCTAGTTGGCAAGCAGGGTCAGCTTGAAGTGAAGTGTCCATACACGACTACGCATTTAAACACCTTGCTCAGTCGTAAAGTGCCAGATGAATACATTCCGCAAATTACATGGCAATTGGCTTGCACTCGTCGTGAATGGTGTGACTTTGTGAGCTATGACCCTCGCCTGCCCGAGTATTTGCAGCTGGTGATTATCCGGGTATTTACAAAAGATTTAGATATTACCGGGCTTGAGCAAAGCGTGATTGCTTTTAATAAAACGATAGATCAGGCAATTGACCAGCTCGCATTAAATCAGAAGTTAAAAGTCGCATAAACCTACTTTAATAAAAAAGTAGACCGGATTTTTAGCACAGTTATTTATTTTAATAAAAGATTAGGTGGTGAAGATGGATGTTAGTAAGAAATTTTTGGAATACCTTGAGGCAAATCCGAAGGCCAGTGCAACTGTCGTTGAGGGAAATCATACCAAGTCAATAATGTTTGACGGTGCGCTTTTGGTGCAGACAAGTG